GTGTCTGCTGAAGAAAAGACCAATCGGGACTTACTAGATCGTATGGCCCAGATGAAGTCATTTAACTTGCAATATAATTCCAAGATTAAAGAACTCGTTAGCCAATCTAAGTTTTATGAACTAAATGACCAATGCCCAACCTGTGATCAGGGTATATCCGCAGATATTAAAGAAGACAAAATCTCTAATATAATCTCTAAGGCTAAAGAAGTTCAGGCCGAAAAAGAATCACTAGAAAAGACCATAGAATCTTTGCAAAGTGAAATGTCGGGGGTTAGTTCGAATCTAAATATACTAAGACAAAAACAAGCTAAGATTAACTCTAATAATGATGTTATAACAGTATTACAAAAAGAGATCGATAAGGCCCAAAGAGAGATAAATAATCTTTCTAGCCAAAATGGGGATAGTGCGGCTGCCAAAACAGAATTAAAAGAGCTAGCTAAGGGTAAGGAAGATGCTACAGAACGAAAGCTCGAATATGTTGAAGAAAGAACATATAATGAAGTTCTAGGAGAAATGCTGAAAGATACTGGTATTAAGACTAAAGTAATTAAGCAATATCTTCCTATCATGAACAGGTTTATTAACCAATATCTTCAGGTTTTGGACTTCTTTGTTGCTTTCCATCTAGACGAAAGCTTTAATGAAACCATTAGGTCTAGGCATCGAGACTCTTTTAATTATGCCTCATTTTCAGAAGGGGAAAAACAAAGAATTGACCTTGCCCTGCTTTTTACCTGGAGACAGATTGCCAGAATGAAAAATAGTGCTTCTACCAACCTACTAGTCTTAGACGAGACCTTTGATTCTTCACTAGATTCTGAAGGTGTAGATAGTCTTACCAAGATCCTAACCACCCTCGAGGATAGCACTAATGTCTTTATTATCAGTCATAAAGGTGATATACTGGAAAACAAGTTTAGGTCTAAGATCGAGTTCTTTAAGCATAAAAACTTCTCAAAGATCAGATAGCAGATATACCAAAAAGTTATAAGCTTATAACATAATGTCCTAAAATAATGCCCCTTTTTTCATTAAAGGGGGTATACGCCCCATCGTTTATGCGGTATAATACTCGTGTAAAATAAGGAAAAACGGATATGCG